GTTTCATAGGTAATATTGACGAGTTTAATGAATATTTAAAAAACATGTTGTCGAACCCAAAGTAAATAGTCTTTTAGTTCAGTTGATAAATACTACTATGAAAATACGAGAAATACTATCAGAAGGATTAAAACGAGATAACGCAGAAGATATTCTTCATGCCTTCATTAAGTTTGCCAAAAAAGAATTACAATTAGATAGTTTACCAAACATCAACCTTCAAAAAGATAATTCTCATAGTGTAGAATATCGTTCATTTGGTGGATATGGTGGACATAATATCAATTTAACCATCAAGAATCGTCATATCATGGATTGTTGTAGAACATTAGCACATGAATTAGTCCACTATCGGCAAGATTTGAATAATGAATTAAATGCTGACAGTGGAAAAGATGGAAGTCCGCATGAAAATGAGGCAAATGCACAAGCAGCTGTAGTTATGCGGAAATGGGGTAAGATGCATCCTGAACTATTTCAGCAAGAATCAGTAGAATAAAAGAAAGGCCCCGAAGGGCCTTTTTAGTTACTTCTTACCAACAAAATCATTCATTCTATTAGCAATCTCAAGAACTTTATCAATTGATGGGAATTCTGGTTTGTTCTCCATACCTCTATTCAGAATTTTCCAATATTCAAATTCCGAATCAAATTCTTTTATTGCTAGATCTTTAGCCATCATTAAGATATCAGATCTGATGTCATAGCCTGTTTTACCTTGTGGTTGAGTTTTAAGTACTTCCCTTTGTTGTGTTGACATAATATTCTCCTGTGTATGTCTGTGAAATTGAAGTATATCGTATCTTCACCAATTTGTCAACTCTTTTTATTCATTGAAAAATAAATACGTTATAAGGAATAGTACAATGAAGAAATCAACTAGATCAATTTTACAAGAATTAAGTCAACTTGGTGTCAATAGAGACACCAATTTAGTAATCGAAAGCCGTGGGTCAAACATTATTCAAAGTGCTATCAATATACTAGAGTTAATTAGAGAAAACTACGAGCCAGAAGAAGCTGCTGATTTAGAACGTAGGTTTATTAACAGTATTAAAGCCGGAGATGGTTCCAAGTTTAAACGGGGAATTAAAAAAATTCAAGAAAGTAGGCAAAAATAGCTGAAAAAGATAAATAATATTACAAGCTCACAGAGTAGTGAGTTGAAAAGCATATAGGAGAAAAATTATGCCATCATTAATCGGATCAACAGGCTATGACGGAACAGTAAACACTGGCGTTGCAGCAAATTATTTAAAAACTACCCCAACCACTAAATTCGGTACTCGCCAATTAGCATTCTTCAACGTTGATGTTACATCAATTGAATCTAACTTTACCGATCCTGCAAGTCTTTATACACGTGTAGTACGTACAATTCAACAAATTGCTGAAATTTATGCAATTGGTGAACCAACTTCAAACGGGTTCTTCTTGATCGTTTCAGCTGACACATTGGGTGACAATTCTAAACTTGACCCAACTGATACTACTCCTACACAAGCAGAAGCACTTGCAGCTACATTAATTGCAGCTGGGTTCTCTAGCGCAACTGTAGTTTCAAAAACTTTAGTTGGTGCAGGTACATTTGCTTAATTAGCATTTTGTATTAAACATCAAGCCTCACTTTTTAGTGGGGCTTTTTTGTGTCTGGTTAAATACACTATGAATTATAAAATTTACACATTAGTTGATATTACACATACCGGACAATACCGTATAGAACCAGGTAAGGAAGATTCTCGCAAGAAAGAACAGAACTTCAATACCGTAGTTCAAACAATTGGTCTTAGATCAAATATTAATACATTTAATAATCCAGTTATGCTAGAAGTTAAGGGATCATTAATTGGATTTGATACCAATGAAATTATTAGAGTATGGAGGTTTGATTTTACAACAGATCGTGATGATGTATTCCTAGAAAATGGTGACCAGGTATGGTGGCTTAAACATGATTTCCATTTAGTACCATATATCAATGGGTTAGATGAGTTGATGGAGCAATCTTATGCGGTATTTGTAACAGAAGGTATCGGTAAGAATATCGTTTTCTCGCAAATTCAAATAAATATACAAGACACCCTTGAGCAGGGATAATTGGAGAACATTATGTCATCTTTAAAACCAACCGATATTGAAAAAGAAAATCTTGAAAGTCATGTTGAATTATGTGCATTAAGATATCAAAACCTAGAAACCCGTTTAACAACCATTGAAACCAAAGTTGAAACATTAGCTGGAAAAATAGAAGAAAGTAAAGCTAGTATGAGCAAAGTAATTATCGGTGCAACTGCCACAATTATTGCTGGTATCTTATCAACAATCGTAACTATTATCATGAAATTTTAAGATGGCATTAAACGAAGCAATTCCAGCATATACTGTAAACCAGTTGTTAAACCCAATTCTATGGGATGATTTAAAGATGCGCCCTAAAATACGTCTGCAACTTTTAAAAATTGCTAAAAATTTTGCTAATACCTTAAAAGTAAAAAATTTAAACTTAAAAGATATTACTATCAGTGGATCTAATGCAAGTTATTGGTATTCCGATTATTCAGATATAGATCTGCATTTAATAGTTGATATGAATGGCAACCAAGAATTAGCAGATTATTTCAATTCCAAAAAGAATGAATATAACTTTAAATACGATCTCCGAATTAAAGGCATCAATGTTGAAGTATATGTTCAAGATAGTAAACAAGTACATCATTCGGCTGGTATTTTTAGTATATTAGACAACACCTGGATACAGAAACCAGTACGGTCTTCGCCATCAGTAAGTGAGAAAGAAGTCAAAAACAAAGCTAGAAATTATGCGTCTTATATCAATCTAGCACTGAAATCATCTGATATCGATACTGCCGAAGACACGCTCGAAAACATTTACCATTTACGAAAAGCTGGTTTAGAAAACAGTGGCGAATTAAGTGTTGAAAATTTAGCATTCAAATTACTGCGTTCACGTGGTCAGATCGATAAATTAAAAAAACACATTATCAACTTACAAAATGCTGAATTAAGCATTGGGGAAAACATGAAAATCAAAGACATCGTTAACGAAACTGGTACACAAGCAGTTATAACAAATTATCAACCTGGAAAATCAGTAGCAGTTGCAATGCCAGATGGTACTCAAATCCAAAAAGATTTAACAAAAGATCCAGGCGCAATAGGTAAAGATGAACAAGGCAATCCAGTATTTAATTTAGCACAACATGATACTAATACAATGGGTGAACCAGCTACTCAAGTAAAACCAATTTCCAATGGTTCTCAAATCAATATCAATACCGATCCAAACCAAGAAATTAATGCACTTGAAAATACAGAAGAACACCAAGAAGAAGAAGATCTTATTAATCAGCATAATCGTGATATTGGCGGCGATAAAACCGATGGTTATATTAATGATGTTATAGATAAAAAATGGGAACGTACTGCAAGGTCTGGAGCAATGGCTGGAAAGAATTCTGGAACCCGTAGTACATTATCAGAAAGTGATGAATTAAGTAAATGGTTAACCATTGCTGGATTAAGATAATGCCAAAAAAACATATAAAAGAGCTTGCTTACTATTTTGATACCGAGTTACAAAAACAACTCCCAATATCACTATTACCAAATGGTTCTTTGGTATATAAAGATTTTTTAGTAAAAGAATTACAAAATGGTAATTGGGGTTTATTCAATATACAAACAAAAGATTTAATAAACCAATACTACTTAAAAAGCTGTGCACTCATCGCAGCTAAATCATATTCTAGTAGACAATTTAAAAAATGTTTTGAAATCAAAGAGTTAGATAACGGGTATTGGTCTAACTACTCAGATACGTTAATTTTTAAACAAAATTTAAAATCAGTTAAAGAAGATCGATATGCAATTTTAGAAACAAGATTAGAAGAAAGCACCCACCAGAGTACAGTATATAAACATAAGATTTATTCTTTATTTAAATTGACTTTTGTATAAATACATCATAGATAATGTTATAAGGAAACCTAACATGCAGATACAAGATTTATCACAACCAGTAACCAGTGTAAAGTTAAATGAAAGTTTGGCTAGAAAATTTGGTTATAAATTAAAATTAGAACAATTTAATGACGTACAATTAGAAGATGTGCGTAATAAGCTACGTACTGAATTGAGTCAACTAGAACTTTCAGAAAGCTATGATAGCATTCTTGAAAGTCCAACTTATCAAAAAACTCGTGCATTACTTGATGTAATCAATCAAGAAATTTTTGAACGCGAAGGTGTTGCAGAAGAAATTGAACAACCTACTAAACAAGTAAGTGAACGAGCATTATTTTCAGCAATCCGTGATCGTGCAGCAAGAATGTCAGTCCCAGAAAGCTGGATTAAACAGGCAATTAAAAGAATGCAATTAGGCGAATCTGATCGTGAAGAATTATCAGCAGAATTGGCATTAAGATATGACTTAAATGAATCACAGGCAAGTTGGGTATTGTTAGAAGGTGAAGAGAAAAAAGCTGAAAACATCCTAACAACAAAAGATATGGTTAGTAAAATTACTAACTGGATCGAAGATACCGCAGCAATGAAGGCCGATCAACTTTTAGAATTATTAGACTCTATAAGAGTAGAACAAGGCAGTGATGTAGCTCAACAATTTAACGAAGTAGTAAAAAATGCATTAGAATCACTTTATAATGCGTTGGTTTCTAGTAGAGAAGGATTATCACAAGGTCTAGGTATTGTATCTGGTGAACAAACTCAAACCATGGGCGCAGGTGCTCCTGCTATGCCAGGTGCCGAAGTTCCACCAGTTGGTGGTGCTATGCCAGGTGCAGAATTGCCACCAGAAGCCGGTGCAGAATTGCCACCAGAAGCCGGTGCAGAAGTTCCTCCTGCTTCAGAAGCTGGCCGTATGAAACGTGAAAGCATTGAATACAGCCGTAAACTAGGCATGATGTTAAGCTCAAAAAAAAAGTAATTGAAAACGCTGAGCTTGGTGATCCATTAATCAAACTTTTATGGACCTTCCAAGCTCAATCAAACCAAACTGGCAAACCTATCAAACTAACATGGCAAGCCATCAACCAAGCATTGAGCACTGCCGGTGCACCAAGTGTAGATGTTCAAAGCTTCGGTGCTAGATATGATGCAGAAGATTTAAGTGGACCATTGCACAGTATTGTAAACAATGATCGTGATAGCTTTTCAAATACTGGTATAAAAATCATGCCAGACAATACACCACAAGATATGGGAATGGGTGTGCAACCAGATGTCAATCCTGAACACCCACATCTTGAAAAAGCTGCTCTTCATGCATTGAAATCAAAAAAATAAGTTGACAAGATTGGAATTTCGTTATATAATTAATTATGACATTATTAAACGAACATTACAATTACGCAGAAATCAAACGAGAAGTAGATCAGGGCAAACGAGTTTATGCTTGCCCTGATGGTTCTAAACTTCCGTCAGTTACCACTATTTTAGATAAAACCAAATCACTTGAAAAAATTCAAGCAATTAATAATTGGAAGAAACGAGTGGGAACTGAACAAGCAAAACAAATCACAACTGAAGCAGCTGGCCGTGGTACCAGAATGCATAAATTTCTTGAAGATTATATCGTTCAAGGATACATTAATCAACCTGGATCAAATCCTTTTAGTCAGCAAAGTCATACAATGGCCCAATGTATCATTGATAATGGGCTTTCAAATGTTAATGAAGTATGGGGTGTAGAAGTCCCTTTGTATTACCCTGGTCTTTATGCAGGGACTGCCGATGGCTGCGGACTTCATCTAAACGAGGAAAGCATTTTAGACTATAAGCAATCAAATAAACCAAAAAAAGAAGAATGGATTGAAGACTATTATCTGCAATTAACCGCATATGCATTAGCGCATAACGAATTGCATGGAACCAATATAAGAAAAGGGGTGGTGTTGATGTGTATCAAACCATCAGATATTGGTCCAGATGCTGGAATTCCTTCATATCAAGAGTTTATTTTAACACCTGATAAATTTGACTTTTGGACAGGAAAATGGTGGGATCGTGTTGAACAATTCTACAAGGAAAACAGATAAATAAAGAAAATGGAGATTTACAATGGCAACAGTCACAAGAATTAATGGTTCTAAAACCGATGTTGGGGTTCTTTATAACCCAAATAGTAATTTATATGTAATTACTGTAAAAGATAAAGATAGTAATGCAATCAATTTACAAGTAGAAGATAGCTACGGCGGTGATGCAGTAACATATGGTGTTATCGAAGCAATTGTTGATGAAATTGCACCATTGGCGTATTTTACACCAGCAGATACTAGTGGTAAAATCTATGTTGTAATCGATAAATCAATTAGTAGCGCAATTGAATTAAGAACTAGAATCAGAAACTTAGGATTAGTTCCAGGACAAGCCGCAACATCAACTGGGTCACGTGGGACTGATATCAGCGGTACATTAGTAACTGCAGCAACTTCTTTCACAGTAGCATAATCATAAAGCCCTTTTACTAGGGCTTTTTCATATCGTGTTTTGCATAAATAAGACTATAAGAGGATTTATTTATGGCAATAACCCAGATTTCAAGAATTCAACAACGCCGTGGAAAAGCAAATAGCGGGACCGGTTTACCACAATTAGCGAGTGGGGAATTAGCGTGGGCAATTGATACGCAACAATTATTTATTGGCAATGGTGCAGTCTCGGAAGGTGCACCAGTTGTTGGTAATACCCGATTACTAACAGAATTAGATTTAGAAGCTTTCGAAGCACCTGCATCACTGTTTGGTCAATTATCATATGTTTATAAAGCAAGTGGAGCAGTGTCATCATTTGCATTTTCAAATGGTTCTGGTTATACCAATGGGGTTTACAAAAATGTCCAACTAGTCCAAGTTTCAACTAATACCTCACCGTTAACGTATCCTACTGTAAATTTGACTATCGTTAATGGTGAAGTCACCGTAGTTGATATGATATTTTACGGATCTGGTATTTTAATGAATACTATATTCACAGTCCCAACTTCTGTAATTGGCAACGGTACTGGTTTCACACTTACCATCACTGGGTTGAGTAATGAAACAGGACCAACTATTGCACACGCAGTAAAACGCTCATTACAATCTCGATTAGATGATAGGGTTAATACACAAGATTTCGGAACAGTTGGTGATGGCATAGTTGATGATACTGAAGCTTTACAGAATGCAATTGATGATCTATACTTAAACACAATTCATGCATCTGATGATACTGGTGTTGGTTCACGAGTAGTATTGGATATTCCAGCTGGAACATATAATATTTCTGATTCTTTATATATACCAAGTTATGCTGTGTTATCTGGTTCTGGTATTGATAACACAATAATTAATTATAATCCAGTAGTATCAATTATTGGTTCTATTACTGTTGGAACTGTTATTTTAAATACAGCATCTGCTAAACTAAGTATGATTGGCGCGACTGTTCTTGGTACCGGGATTCAAGGTGGCTCTGCAGTAGTAAGTGTTATTCCAGGCGTTTCATTAACTATATCACAAGGTGCATATAGTACACAAACCAATCAATCATTTACAGTATCGCTAGTACCAACTGGACCAGTAATCCAACTAGTCAATGATGAATCATCACCGGGGTCACCAAGCGATGCAGCGAATAATACATCCCTTAATCAACCAAGAAATATCACCATTAAAAATTTAACAATTTCAACCGAACACGGGGCTCAAGCTGGTATAGGTTTGTATTCAGTACGTAATAGTATATTTGAAAATGTCAAAATAACTGGAAATTGGTTAGAAGCATCTGATAACAATAGTATCGGTATATTAATGACTGCTAATAGTGCATTAGTAACATGTGAAAATAATATTTTTAACAACATAATAATTTCATCATTCACCTACGGAATATTTTCAGATAATGATATAATTAATTCATATTTTAATAAGGGCTATATTTCAGATGTAAAATATGGATTCATGTTAGGATTAAATTCAAATGGTGCTACTGTAGGACAACAATTTGGTTCTCGTCAATCAACTATAAACAATTATAAATTTTATAATGTAAAGTGGAATGCCATTTATATTGGGTTAGGCAGTTCAAATAATATTGATTCTATTGTATTGAGAAATGTTGGCAATGATGGGGGTAGTTCTGCTGTTCCATTACATCCACAAATTTACATTGGAACTCGTGGAAATATGATTTCAAATGTAATAAGTGATAGAAAAGATTTACTGTTATCACCGAATAACAATGCCCCGTACATTCCAGAACTCGCAGGACATGGTGATTATCATGCATATGGTTCTTCATTGACTGTTACTAATAATGAATTTGTTACAAAATTGTTCAGGCTACCAGTGTCATTCTCTACATTGTTACCAACTGGTGTAATCACTTATGAAATAGCTTATACATATGTAAGTACAATCAATGATTTCTCACGTTCTGGAACTATCACTATTACTGCTGATATTCCAAATAAACGCATTCAAACCGTTGACGAATACAATTATGTTGGGAATGAAGACTTTAACACTGCAATTTTATTTAAAGTCAACTTCTTGTCACAAACAAATCAAATCACAACAACGTCAACACCATACGGATTAGTGTTTTCATACTTCAATGCGTTATCAGATGATAACGGCACGTTCACGTATTCATACACTGCAAGAAGCTAAACTGGTGTTGACACCTTGGCGTAATTGGTGTATAATACTTCATATTAACGATAATGATTGGTTTGAAACAGCTTAAAAACTGTTTTAAATCAATCATTTACCTTTTTTTTGACACACTCCTCTACAAGCTATAAATACTTCCTAAACGGACTTAGGTAGTAAGATTGAGGATAACAAGCATATGGATATGAATAAAATTACAGTAATTAAACGAAATGGCAGCAAAGAGCCATTAACCATTGAAAAATGGCAGTCACAAATTGCTAAGGTTTGCGCTGGAATCGCAGATGTTAGTCAATCAATGATTGAAATCAAAAGCCAACCTCATTACTATGATGGTATCACTACTAAAGAAATTGATGAAATCACACTACGTGCAATCGTTGATCTTATCGATGTTGAAGCGAATCCAGATGTAGGCCATACAAACTACCAATACGTTGCCGGTAAACAACGACTGTCAATGTTACGCAAAGATGTATATGGACAATATGCCCCACCACGTTTATATGATATCGTAATAAAAAACGTAGAAATCGGTCTTTATACACCAGAACTATTAGACTGGTATAGTGAAGATGATTGGAATAAAATGGAGTCTTTCATTGATCATGATAAAGACGAGCAATACTCATACGCTGCAATTGAACAGTTGATTGAGAAATATCTGATCAGAAACCGCGCAACAAAAGAAGTATTTGAAACACCACAAGTACGATACATGATTGCGGCAGCAACAGTCTTTTATAATGAAGAACCAAATTCTGCCAGAATGAAATACATAAAGGAATATTATAATGCTGCGTCCGATGGTCTATTCACTCTTGCTACTCCTGTTCTTGCTGGGCTTGGAACTCCAACAAAACAATTTTCTAGCTGCGTCCTTATACGGAGCGATGACGATCTTGACAGCATTTTTGCTTCTGGTGAAATGATGGCCAAATATGCCAGTAAACGTGCTGGCATAGGCTTAGAAGTTGGTAGATTGCGCCCACTAGGTTCACCTATTAGAAATGGTGAAATTATGCATACCGGATTCATTCCATTCCTTAAAAAATGGTTTGGTGATCTACGTTCTTGCTCACAAGGTGGTGTTAGAAATGCATCGGCAACAGTATTTTACCCAATTTGGCATTATCAATTCGATGACCTGATTGTACTTAAAAACAATCAAGGAACTGAAGAAACTCGTGTTCGCCATATGGATTATGGTGTTGTATTATCAGCATTCTTTTGGAGACGTTTTAAGGATAAAGGAAACATTACTTTCTTTGACCCGAATGAAGTACCAGATTTATATGAAGCATTCTATCAAAATACCACAAAATTTGAAGAACTCTACGTAAAATACGAAAAACGTAAAGACTTACGTAAAAAAACAATGAGTGCTGAAGAAGTATTCAAAGGTGGTATTCTAAAAGAAAGAACTGATACCGGTAGAATCTACTTAGTGTTCATTGATAATGTAATGAAACAAGGTCCATTTGACCCAGAACATCACACAATATACCAATCAAATTTATGTTGTGAAATTTTGCTCCCTACTAAGCCATTTAAGCGTTTAGACGATCCAGACGGACGTATAGCGTTATGTACTTTGGGGTCTATTAACTGGGGAGCATTTAGAAACCCAGAAGATATGCGTAGAGCTTGCCGTATCCTTCATCGTAGCTTGAACAATATTTTAGATTACCAAGACTTCTTGTCAATACAATCTAAGTTGTCAAACGATGAAATTCGTCCAATTGGTATTGGTATCACCAACTTGGCGTACTGGGCAGCTAAACGTGGTATGAAATATGGCGAAGCTGATATGTTAGCCGAAGTTAAAAGCTGGATGGAACATCAGTCATTTTACTTAACTGAATCTAGTGTTGAACTAGCCGAAGAACGTGGTCCGTGTTTACATAGCGATAAAACCAGATATGGACAAGGAATCTTCCCATGGGAACTACGTGCAGATGGTGTAAATGAATTAACAGATTTCACACCAGAATGTCCTTGGGAACCATTGCGTGAAAGAATGAAAGTTAGCGGTGTTCGCAATGCTACACAAATGGCAATTGCACCAGTTGAATCTAGTTCAGTTGTTATTAATAGCACCAATGGTATTGAAATGCCAATGCAGTTAATTCAAACGAAAGAATCAAAAGCAGCATCATTAACACAAGTAGTTCCAGAATATCATAAACTGAAGAACAAATACCAGTTAATGTGGGAACAAACTGATTGCATCGGATATTTAAAAACTGCAGCGGTATTAGCAGCATTTACGGATCAGAGTATTAGTACCAATACATTTTATAATCCAGCACATTTTCCTGATAGAAAAATACCAACTACATTGATTGCTAAAAACTTAATGTTAGCACATAAATTTGGTTTGAAAACATTCTATTATTCATTAATATCCAAACAAGGTTCAAAATCAGAAGATGATGTTGAATTACCAAGTGGCATCGATGAAGATGATGAAAGTGATTGCGAATCTTGTAAGCTTTAAGGAATATAAAAATGAACATTGAAGAATTAAGAGAAGTATTTAAAGACCAATTAGATAACAATGAAGAATTTGTATATTATTCTATACAATACCAAACTCCAGATCAACGTGGAACAGATAGATTTAGTTTTTCAATTTTAAAACACCACTCTGACCAGTTAGAGTCTCTGTTAACTAAGACTGAAGGATTAAGGTTAGATAAAACTATCGATGGACGTACTCCACTTTTTATAAAGGAATAAATTATGACACATACAATAGAATTAAGTGAAAACTCAATCCAAATTTTGGATAAACAGGAATTAACTGATAGACATATCATGGTTATCAAAGTTGGTGTAGGGAATATGCCAGCACACAAAGCAATGCAATATATGGAAGATATTAGAAAAACATTTGCTGGTATTTGCAAACAATTTGTTTTTATAGGATAATAATATGAAAATATTTAAAATAGAAACACATATCGATGGCGATCCATATAGCTCTAATACATTATTAAGTATTGGAAAAAATATCAAATTTAATATGGAACCATGGGGTTGGTATATCAGATTAGAGTCACCTTTTACGAAAACTGTGAATTATGTTGATGCACACGATTTCATTAAGAAAGAAGGTCCATGTAGAAAAGTATTCTTAATTAGACGTGTTCCAGGTATTAAAAAATTAATAAAGGTAAATGCATGGAAACCGATATCGAACACTTAAAACAAAAATTAGAAACAGAAACCGATCCTCTAGTAAAATGGAGGATTGAAAAACAAATCGAATTACTAGATGATGCATTAGTAATTTATCACGAAAGAAGATTACCAGACGAATAAGGACAAGGAATGTCAGAACAGCAATATAACTTAAAAACACAAACTGATTATTTAAATCGTAAAATGTTCCTTGACCCAGCAGGGCCAGTAACTATTCAACGGTTTGAAGAAACAAAATATAATAAAATAGCAAAATTTGAACAAACTCAACGGGGGTTTTACTGGATTCCAGAAGAAATTTCATTGAGTAAAGATGCAAATGATTTTAAAGATGCCAGTGATGCGGTTAAACATATATTCACTAGTAATTTGTTAAGACAAACTGCTTTAGATAGTTTGCAAGGAAGAGCACCGATTCAAATTTTTGGTCCAGTTTCTAGCTTACCAGAAGTAGAAGCACTTATGTCTATATGGTCTATGTTTGAAACAAATATTCATAGCCGTAGTTATAGTCATATCATTCGTAATATCTATAATGTACCAAAAGAAGTATTTAATACCATTCATGATACAAAAGAAATCATCGATATGGCATCGAGTGTTGGTAAATATTATAATAGATTACATGTATATAACTGTCTAACAGAAGTTAAAGATACTATCAGTTTCATCTATAATGAAGATACTCATATAGATCATATTTGGTTGGCTTTACATGCCAGTTATGCACTAGAAGCATTTAGGTTTATGGTTTCATTTGCCACCAGTTTAGCAATGGTTGAAAATAAACTATTCATCGGTAATGGCAATATTATTGCATTAATTTTACAAGATGAATTGTTGCATAAAGATTGGACTGCTTACTTGATCAACCAAGTAGTTAAAGATGATCCAAGATTTGCGGCAGCTAAGGTAAGATTAGAACGTGAAGTATATGGGATTTATGAATCTGTTATTAGAGAAGAAAAAGCATGGGCTGATTACTTGTTTATGAAAGGACCAGTTATCGGGTTAAATGCCAATATTTTAAAAGATTTTGTTGATTATACCGCAGTTGGTGCACTAAAAGAAATTGGTATTAAGTATCAAGGCACTGCACCTAAAACTACTCCTATCCCATGGTTCAATAAGCATAGCGACAGCAGTAAAAAACAAACCGCTTTGCAAGAGTCAGAAAGCACAAATTATATCATCGGAGCGATGAGTGATGAACTTGACTACGATGCACTACCATCCATATGAGGTAAATTATGAGTTATTTGTTAGAAAAAGCAAAAGATAAAGTTAAAAAGTTAGAAGAAGAATTAAAAGATCCCGATCTTAAAGAACATCATAAACCGTTGCTAGAAGCACAACTTTTAAAAGAACAAGCGGAAGTTAAAAAATACGAAGCAATGAAGGATCGAGACCTTGATAAATGGGCCGTTGAAATGAAAGCTATTACTGGGCATATCAATGCAGTTGAAGACAAATATAATTGTAGAACTGTAAAATTTATGTTTGCAGTAGCTGATTTTTTTGATAAACCTAGATCGATTTCAAAATCATTAGCGAAAAACATACGTGAATATACAATCACCAAAATTAATGCACCGGTTTGTAGTATAGCAGGTAGTCCAAAACCTGAGCTACGGCCTATGCCACATCACCACGGCTCTGTTGAAGAACGTAATCTAGAACGACAACGTATAGATCGTGAAGAACTTATGAAGTTCAGAGATCTTTCGGTTAGTTATCTAGAAGCAAAACCTTCACGATGGGATCGAATTAAAGCAAAAATCGATGCGTTTAAAAATGCATAAGTAATTGACAAACGTTGGAATATGGTGTATAATCATATTCCAATCAGTTGATAAGGATGAGAATGAGAGATTTAATTAATATAGTTTCAGAAGGTATCACCGATAATTGGTTTAAAACCGATTCATTTGAAACTTATAAAAAAGGTAATCCAGAACATTATGAAATTGCTGATAAACCTGGAACCATTGATACATTAGAAAGTAATGGGAAACCTCAGCATTATAAAAAAGGATGGTATATACTCACTGGACCGAAAGGTGAACAATATAGTATGCCTCCTGAAAAGTTTAATGAATTGAAAGATGATAATGGTGATGGAACTTGTGTTCCAAAGAAAATCATTAAAATTGCAAAGATGGCTGATCATGACGGTGTTGTAGACACATCATGGGGTGAACCATTGCATTATAAAGCAGGAGAAGATGTAATCGTTAGACATGGTGATAATGATTACGGAGTTGTCAAGAAAGACATATTCCAACAAACATATAACATAGGAAAATAAAATGGCACAAATTCAAGAAGAAGTAGTAGTAATCAAACTAAGCAAGTTAGTTAAAGGTGATGCAGTTGCACCATTAGTAGGTGATGACTTTGAGGCAACGGTTGAATCAATCGTTCAAGAATTAGTTGGTAGCACGGTAATCGTAGAAGTAGAGAAAGCATAACATGTCAGATACCGTAAAATCAGCAATTATTTGGAGCAATGTGAATTGCACATTTTGTGAACAAGCTAAATCATTATTAAAAGCCAACGGTATCGATTACGAAGAACGTAACTTAGCATCAGGAGTTTGGTCAAGAGAACAATTATTAGAAGTTGTTCCAACTGCAAGAACCGTTCCACAAATTTTCATCAATGATAACTATATTGGTGGATTCACAGAATTAAGAAATTATTTACAAGAGGCAGTATGATTATAGAAAAAGGACTATCAGTAGGTGATGTAATCACCATTAAATTATCTTCTGGTGAAGAAGTAATTGCTAAATTAGTTGAAGAAAATGATATATACATAAAAGTATCTAAACCACGTGTATTAACTTCAGCACAAGGTGGCATTGGGTTGGCACCATATTTATTTACAGTTGATCCAGATAAAGATATAAAAATGTATAGAGCTTCTATCGTTGTTATTGAAATATCTGAATCAGATTATGCCAGCCAATATATATCTGGAACAACAGGAATTCAATTAGTATGACCATAGAAATACCTTCAGAATTAACAGCATTATCGGCATCAATAAAAGGATCACTCAATGATATGGTGAAACTATCTGGTAGTGCGTGTGATCTGTTTGGTACAATGGGTAGTATGTTTGATAGTGCAGCCGAGGCAATTGCTAAAGCTGCCGAACGTGCAGTTCAGCAAGCAATGAAAATAGTTGGTGAAATTTCAAAAGCTATCAACAGTGTAATGACTAGTATTAACAAAGCTATTAGCAAACTTGCGGACCTAGCATCATCAGCACTGGCTTCTATCACCAATGCAATCAATAACTTAAAAAATTCATTAAGTAATGCATTAAGTAGTCTTGCATCAAGTATAAGTGATATGGTTACCGCAATCGGTAATAAACTAAATGAATTTAAAACCAAACTTGCTAATGCTATTAGCGGAATAAATTTAAGTGCATTATCATGTAAAGGTGTTCAAAATATTGCATCTTCATTAGGCGCTGGGGTGTCAAGTGCGATGGACTCGGTAAACTCGTTCGTAGCGGATGGAGTTGCATCAGCAGCGTCAGCATTAACGGATGGTGCAAATGCAGTAGCTGATGCAATTCCTTCGTCATTTGCAAGTGTTGGTGCAAGCGTTACCGATAGCTTCGGAGCAATTGTGGCTGATATAGAGGCTGCATTAGCATGAGCCGTGGCGTAGCAAGATTAGATGATCAAACCATGGGAAGTTGTTCAGTGCATGGTGGTAATATTGGTGGGAAAATCATTTCAGCATCAGCCGATGTGATAACAAACAATCGCGGTGTAGCAAGGTTAGGTGATAAAGTAAAAGCAGATTGTGGTCACGAAGCAGTGATTATAACAGCTTCACCTACCAAATTTGCCAACAACCGTGGTGTTGCAAGGTTAGATGATGAAGTTGGTGATAGTCCGTATACTGCACACATAATAACAGCATCACCAGATACTTTCGATTAACAAAAGCCCTCGAAGAGGGCTTTTTCGTATTTTTACGTTTCTTATTTAAACAGATAAATATATTAACTAACTTAGTTAGATATTTTCGTGGATAGGGAAACGGATGTCAACAAACAAAGAATTCAACGCTAGAAATGGTGTACTATCAGGTACTGCCAATGCAAACTATTTACAACTCCTAGGAAACTCTACTGGCAATGCGGTTCAAATCAACGCATTGGGAACCGATGCCAATATAAGTATAATTTTAAACCCAAAAGGCACTGGGACTGTTAATATACCATCTGGAACATTATCGGTTATTTCTGGTACTAACAATGGAATACTATACCTGAACGGGTCTGGTATTGTTACAACAGATGCCGGTTTAACATTCAATGGAACCACTGTCACCACTGCGTCCGGTATCGGTGTTACAGTAGGCGGGACCCTTTCTGCATCTTCCATAATATCATTATCTGGTGCAACAACTACTGCAACGACACTTGGAACTGCAGCAACCACTGGAACAACCCTAATCGGAGGAACGACTCAAACTGGTGCTATTACTGTTGGTCAATCAACCAGTGCACAGACATTAAATCTTGGAACTGGTGCAACTACTAATGGCACGACTAAAACTATCAATATGGGTGTTAATGGTGTTAGTGGTTCAATTACTATTATTAATATTGGTGGTACTACTGGCGGTGGAACAGGGTCTTCTACTATAACAGTGGGTTCAACAACAGAAACACAAACTTTAAACATTGGTACCGGGGCAACTACCAATGGTACCACTAAAAGTATTGTTATAGGGACAAATGGAACTAGTGGTTCGACTAATAATATAACATTAGGCAGTGCAGTCCAAGGGGCATTAGGTAAAACTATTGCTAATCAAGGAATGCAATTAGGTTCTAACGGCACACCGATTTATCAAACAAAATTGGATTTTTTGGGCGACCCTGCTGGTTCATGGCGTAAATTATTTACGGTATCATTAGGTACAGGTTCTTATGTATCTGCTGCATATAAAATTGATATAGTTGATCCAAATGCTAATCATGGCATCTCGATAAGTATAAATCCAGACAAATATACTTATTATGCAGCGTGTGTTAGAACTGAAGGTATTGTCCAAGATACCCCAGATTCCTGTTATATCAGCGGGCCAGCGAGTCATATTAGAGCTGTTAAATTAAGCACAGGTAATTATGAAATACAAGTAGCTAATGAGCAGCTATATCAAGAATATTTAATTTCTGTTCAATTGTATACTGAAAATAATGGCATTAATGCTGCCACTTATTATGACGGTAGTGCCGTGGGTAGTGTTGGTATTGCCACTTATACCGCAGCAGTTGGTACAGCAATAGATTGGTTCCAACAAGTTAGAGCACTAGGAAATGTATTGATTGGTACTACTACAAATACCAATAATTCTAAATTATTGGTGAGTGGTACTATCGAAACAACGACTGGTGTTAGATTCCCAGATGGTGTGACACAAGCTGTTGGCATACCCTCAGTTACTGGACAAAATGGAAAATATTTAACAACAAATGGATCTACGGTATCTTGGGCCGCAGGTGGGCTCGGTGCAACGGGTGCTACTGGATTAACAGGAAATGATGGTGCAACAGGTGCTACAGGCGTAACCGGTAATCCAGGTGCAACCGGTGCTACAGGTGTAACCGGTAATCCAGGTGCAACCGGTGCTACAGGTGTAACCGGTAATCCAGGTGCAACCGGTGCTACAGGCGTAACAGGTAATCCAGGTGCTACTGGTGCGATGAAACCATGGATTATCAAAACTGCAAATTATACAGCTGTAAATGGTGATCAAATTATTGCAAATACTACCAGTGGTTCATTTACTATAACTCTCCCAGCAAGCCCAACATTGGGATTTGCAGTTGCATTCGTTGATGGTGGTAATTGGAATACAAATAACCTAGTAATTAATAATAATGGTGCAACGATTGCTGGCGTTAATGATGTATTAAATTTAAATATTGGCCACAGTTCAGTAACTATGGTTCACGATGGTTCAACTTGGCAAATATATTCCACTGCCGGTCCACAGGGAACATCGGGGGCCACAGGTGCTACAGGTGTAACAGGTAATCCGGGTGCTACTGGTGCTACTGGTGCTGGTACGGCTGGTGCCACAGGTGCTACAGGTGTAACAGGTAATCCAGGTGCTACTGGTGCTACTGGGGTTGGTACTGTTGGTGCTACTGGTGCTACAGGTGTAACCGGTAATCCAGGTGCTACTGGCGCTGGTGCAACAGGTGCTACAGGTGTAACAGGTAATCCGGGTGCTACTGGTGCTACTGGTGCTGGTGCTACTGGTGTTGGGTATTATGGATTAACATCTACTACTTCATTTTTAATTGGAACTGGTTCTAAGGCATTTACTACAAATTTAGCTGCTACTAGTTCTGCATTTACAGTTGGTAATAGAGTTCGGGCAACCTATAACATTTCTAATTTCATGGAAGGATTTATATCAGCATTTACTGCAAACACATTAACTGTAACAGTTGATTATGTTGTTGGATCTGGTACATATGCAACATGGAATATAACTGACACTGGATTAATCGGTGCAACAGGTCCGCAAGGTGCCACTGGCGTTGGCGCAAATGGAAATCCCGGTGCGACTGGTGCAACTGGTGTTGGTACCATTGGTGCGACTGGTGCGACTGGTGTTGGTACCATTGGTGCGACTGGTGCCACTGGTGTTGGTACTATTGGTGCTACTGGTGCAACTGGTGTTGGTACTATTGGTGCTACTGGTGCCACTGGTGTTGGTTCACCTGGTGCTACTGGACTTGGTTATAATGGATTAACATCTTCTACCTCATTTTTAATTGGAACTGGTTCTAAAGCATTTACTACTAACTTAGCTGCAACTAGCACTGCATTTGCAGTTGGAAACAGGGTGCGAGTATCATATACTACCACACCAGCTAATTTTATGGAGGGATCAATTACCGCATTTAGTGGAACCTCATTAACTGTAAATGTTGATTACATTGGTGGTTCCGGTACATATGCATCATGGAATATTACTGTCACTGGTGCAGTTGGTGCCACTGGTCCACAAGGTGCTACCGGCGTTGGCGCAAATGGAAATCCAGGTGCAACCGGTGCTACTGGTCCGAGTGGCTTAACAACATTTTCTCTTCCAGAAACTGGTGCCACTGCATCTTATATATTAATGGGTACATGGACTACTACACAAACTGGCGCAAAATTGTTAATGCGGATCACATCTGGTTCCGGTTATAATGCACAAACATCACAAAATCAATATACTGAATTATTTTTTAAAACATCGAACGGAACTAATTCGCAGACCGGCACTGGTGGCGGTGCATTTTATGGTGATGGAACCGCATATAGAAATACTGCATTAAGCGGTTCGAGTGTAGCACCATCCTTCATAAGAGTTTTGATGGTATCAGCCACCGTATTTGCTATATATGGCAATTTTTCTAATTACACAGGTAATAGCACGGCTGGGTCATTCTATAGTGTTGAACTTCCATCAGGTACTTCTTGGACACATAATGGAAATATAGTAACCGCACCGACCGGTACATACTTAGATATAACACCATCTACCTTATCTGGCTCTATTGGTGCTACTGGTGCTACTGGTGTATCAGGTCCACAGGGCGCTACTGGTGCGGCATCAACGGTTGCAGGTCCACAAGGTGCTACTGGTGCGGCTGGTCCTCAAGGGGCAACTGGGCCGACTAGCGGAACGGCTACCTATATTGCTTCAGTGGATAGTGTTAACAGAAATGCTGCTGAAAAATTACCAACTACTACCCCACAAGCAGTAAGATTTGATTTTGCTAATGCAAGTACAACTGGTACTAGTGGAAATTATGCAGGTGTTATGACATACGCTCCATGGACTGGTACAACTGCTAGTACAGGTGATGCGTCATATCAATTAGCATTTGGTTCAACGGCAACAAATGGCACTGGATATCCGTGGCTTAATATTAGGAAAGGTATTGATTCAACGTGGAATTCTTGGTATTCAATACCATTATATGGTGCGAATGGCGGTGGTTCTACTGGGAATTTATATGCTGGGGTTTTTTATGATGGAAGTAATACTGCATATTATGTAGATCCAGCAAGTACATCTAATTTTGTTGGATTAACTGTTTCAAACACCATTTCGGGCTCAGTATCAGGATCTTCTGCTTCTTCTCCGTTGCTTTCTGCTTTAAGTAACTATGTTTGGAGTGCATCTACACTACCAACTGGTTATAACTCAGGCATTCAATCGTCATTTGTTTCGTCATCACAAGGATTTCAAAACTACGGTTCTGTGATGACGATGAATACATATAGCGGTGGTGGTGGTGCATTACAGTTATATGTTCCTTACAGTCCTACTTATGGTGGTACTGGATTACAAGTTCGTTTTGGTAATTATGACGTTTCGAGTGGAAACTCTTGGACATCATGGAAAACGCTATTAGCTAGTGATAACTACAACTCCTATGCTCCATCTCTAACTGGTACAGGTGCTTCTGGTTCTTGGGGTATATCAGTAACAGGTTCTTCTGCTTCTTGTACAGGTAATGCTGCTACTGCTACAAGTGCAGACAATATAGATGGTATAGCTTTTAAAAATTCAAATAGTACTTCTAGTTTTGTTGTTGACACCCAAGCGACTAATGGTATTGGGTATTCCACAGGCTATACATTATTCGGGCAAACAGATGGTGGGGTTTACTGTTCAACATTCAGTTCAGATTGGCAACATCAAATAAACGGAGATTTCAGAACGGGGCAGATTGCTATTCGTGGTAAAAACTCTGGGACATGGCAAGCATGGCGAACTGTATTAGATTCATCCAACTATTCAGGGTATTGTAATTTCGGGGGTAACTCTGTTTATGGTGGGGTTTATTATGATGGTAATGACACATATTATTATTGCGACCCATCTAGTTGGTCTAGATTTAATATAATATATCCAAATGGATGGGCTAGATCAGGCACTTCCAGTAATTTAAATACTGACTTCAATAATACACCTGCAGGGAGTATGAGACATGCCGGTGATGATGCATCTGTTACTAATAGCCCAGGTGGTACTTGGTGGTTTTACGACCATTATAGACATTCCAATACGAGTAACTACTGGGGTACTCAAATCGCATGGGGTTGGGAAGATAACTCAAATAGATTGTGCCAGCGCAATGTGTCATCCGGTACCTGGTCATCATGGGTTGAATATTTAAGCACTGGCGGTAGAACTTATACTGGTTCATTAACAATGACTAGTAGTTTAACTGGAACTATATTTTATGATTATAATAATACTGGATATTATTGCGACCCAAATAGTTCATCGTATCTAAATGTGATTGGTGCGGCTGGTAGGATTTATACTGGGTACGATTCTGGTGTTTCAAATTCAATAAGTTGTTCTGCATGGTTTAGAAGTAATGGAACTACCGGGTGGTATAATGCTTCATATGGTGGTGGTATCTATCAAATAGATACCACTTGGGTTCGAATATATGATTCAAAAGCGTTATATGTTGCAAATGAAATTGCTGCTACTGGTAATATAACTGCATACTATTCTGATGAAAGATTAAAAACTAATTTAGGAAATATATCCAATTCAATTGATATTATAAAATCATTGAATGGATTTAGATATGTAAATAATGAATTAGCAAAATCAGTTGGGTATTCTAAAGAAGAAATTCAGTTAGGGGTATCTGCACAAGAAGTGCAACAAGTATTACCAGAAATAGTATCATTAGCGCCATTTGATATGGAAACTTCGGAATTTGATGGAATTATTACATCAAAATCTGGTGAGAATTATTTAACCGTTGATTATGCAAGATTGGTTCCAGTATTAATTGAAGCAATTAAAGAACAACAACTGCATATCGATAAATTAGATAAAGATATTCAACAATTTAAATTAAAAGGATAAATTATGACAATTACATATACATGGGAAGTAACCAGTTTAAAAACTACTACAATTGGATCTACTGCAAATGTAGTAGTACAAACCTATTGGAAAAAAATTGGCACTGATGATAATGGTAATGAAGGCATCTTTAATGGTGCTACTCCATTTACCGCAGATTCTACTGATAACTCAGGTCCATTTGTTCCATTTTCAGAATTAACTGAAGAAAATGTACTAGATTGGATTAAATCAATCGTTATCGGAAGTTACGAAGATCATGTTAACGAGCAAATTTTAAAACACATCAATGATAAGATTAATCCAGTTATAGATACAGCTATGCCATGGTCACCCGTACAAGTTGCTTCTGCAGAAATTTCCGAGCCGCCTGTTTAATATTATAAATAAAATTTTAAACAAAAGGATAATAAAATGGATAAAATACAATTATATTTGGACATCAATCAAATCAATTCAATTTTTACAGCATTGGCAGATCAGCCATATAAATCTGTTGCAAAATTGATTTCAGAATTAGATGAACAAATTAAATCACAAGTTAAACAAACGCCAGAAGGTCCGTTAAGCGATAAGGTGATTTAATGAAGTGTGAATGGTGTTATTATCAATAATAATTATGATAAATATTATATTATCTAATTTGGGACAAGCATGACACTATATCAAAGTATAATTTCTGGGAGTGGTATTACTGGGGCTACCGGCCCAACAGGGGCAACTGGGCCTGCGGGGTCTGGTTCAACTCCTATTATCTTAAATGATATTTCAACACAATTTGATGGATTGAAATCGGTATTTGATTTACGCCAAAATCAAGAAACGGTAAACACAATAGTTGATTCAAAAGATTTAGAAGTTGTAATAAATGGTCTAAGATTAACACCGTATATAACAAACTATACATATCCTTGGGTAACACCATATGATTCATTTAAGGGATTTCGAGTTCGCAACCTACCAGACAACACCACTGGAATCACCAACGTTGGTAAGCTTATTATTTACAATGCACCGTATATCGGTGATTCCAGTTCATTAATACTTAGACAAGCAAGTTCATCAGTCCAAACATCAAGATACCCATTTACTGCGACTACAATCGCACTAGGAGATTAAACAAAATGGCAAAACACGTTATATTAGAAAGTTATACTTTTACCCCATCAACAAAAACGATTGTAGTAACAGGTAAAAATATTAGAAGAGAACAATTATTACTTATTACGAATACTACAACCGGTACAGTAATTTATAATTTTTCTGACCCTGCATTGACTGCAACTAGTTATACAAACGCAGCTGATAGTGTAACTGGTCAAGAAACAACTACATTAGTTTTAACATATAATACTGCTGCAATGACTTCGACTGATAAATTGTCAATTCTTGTAGAAGAAACTTATACAGAAATTGTCCCTGCAGAAACATTAAGAGATCCAGTTGATAAATTACGTGTTAGTACCCCACAATCATTAATCGATACCGACTTCGAATATGGGATGCAACCAACAAAATGGGAAACCCTTGCGTTGGTTAATAATCGCCCAAGTGCATCATATGAGCCAACTTCTGGTATTTCTAATACTGTAGCGGCTGGAACGTTTGTAGGAGCAAGTGGTAATTACCAAATAACCGCAGCAACTGCCGCTGCCAAAGTGGTTACTGTATCGATTACAAATACCACTGGTATTACAGTTGGTACTCCAATTTTTATTACCGGGTCACTAGATACCGCAAACGTGGATGGATGGTGGGTTGTTGAAACCGTTAGTGCAAATGTTAATATTTCGTTCACTGTTACAAATACACCATCAGCCTCATTATTTGATGCATCTAAAACATATCTATATATAGGTGCTTGGTATTCTGGTGCGGCTATTCCATCTGCTACTAATGCGATTGTAGTAAACGGAACAACTGCAACTGTAACTACTACTAATGCACATGGACTTCGCCAAGGTGATGGTATTTTCGTGGTTGGTGTATCTGGAATGACTGGTACTTTACTAAGTAGTTGGGTGGTTGCAACTACACCAACAAATAACACGTTCACTTTTGCATGTACTGCAACTGGAACAATTACTGCTACCCTTAATGCTTCTATTTATACGCGACAATTAGGATATGTAGAACATCGTCCGTATGATGGTGGTGTACAGTTTAGCAATGAAACACCATATCATGGATATCAGTTAATTCGTCAAACTAGAAGACAATTTAGATACCAATCTGGCAAAGCGATGCAGTTTTCAACTGGTTCTATTATGAAGCCAGTGCTGTATGTTGATACAGTTACATCAAGCGGCACTACGGTAACTGTAACCACACGATATCCACATGGGTTACGACCAGGAGCAGTTGTAAAAGTCAGTGGTGCAGTTGAAACAGCATATAACGGAAATTTCACCGTGGCCACCACTGCAACCCCATTGACTTTTACGTATACCGCTGGGTCAACGCCAAGTGCAACAACCGCGACCGGATTCCCTATTAATATTTCTCCATTTTCATGGTATGGTGGTAGTAATAGAATAGGAATGTTTGACTCACAAAATGGTTTTTATTTTGAATACGATGGTCAAACTTTATATGCAGTTAAAAGATCAAGTACCGCTCAGATATCTGGAAAAGTAACAGCCACTATATCAAGTCAAAGTGTTGTTGGGGTTGGTACTAAATTTAGTTCACAACTTAAACCAGGTGATTTTATTGTTATTAGAGGAATGAGTTATCTAGTCCAAGTAATTACTAGCGATACGCAGATGTATATCTATCCTGAATACAGAGGAGTGACAACTTCAAACTGTGTTGTTAGTAAAACTGTTAATACTAGATATGCACAAAGTACCTGGAACATTGATAAAATGGATGGAACTGGTCACAGTTTAATGAATTTAGACTTGACCAAAATGCAAATGTTCTATATTGATTATACATGGTATGGTGCTGGTGCAGTTAGATTTGGTTTTAAAAACAATCGCGGAGAAGTTGTATATTGTCACAGAATACCAAACAATAATATTAACACAGAAGCATATATGAGGTCTGGTAACTTACCTGCTAGATATGAAACCAATACGATCCCATATCAAACATACCTAACTGCTACTTGGGGTATTAGTACGACTACTGGTGTCATTTCGGTTGCTGATACAACAGGATGGCCAGCATCTGGTACAGTGGCCGTATATGCAGCTACTGCAACAGGTGGTGCAATCGAATATATGACATATAGTTCTAAAACAACAACGTCATTAACAATTAGTGCAAGAGGGCAAACGGGCGGAGCTGCAGCTACTGCATTTACATATTCAGCAACCGCGCCAGTTATGGTAGAACTATACAGTCCACAAGCGGCTAGTACGATTAGCCATTGGGGTAGTGCAGTTATTATGGATGGACGTTTTGATGATGATAAATCATTTGTATTCGTTGCTGGTATGCAAACTGCAATTTCTAATATTGGTGCAGGTGTTACTCAACCATTAATTAGTATTCGAGTTGCACCAAGTGTTGATAATGGATTAACTGGGATTCTTGGTAATAGAGAAATTATTAATCGTATGCAATTAGTTCTACGAACAATGGGTGCTTTTACAACTGGTGCTAATATGTCTTTCTTAATTAGTTTACGGTTAAATGGACGAGTTAGTGGTGGTACATTTGCTGGAGTTGGTGGTTCTAGTTTAGCCCAAGTAGCATATCACACAAGTGGCCAAACTATTTCAGGTGGTGAACAAGTATTCGCGTTTTTCACAACAACACCAGGTGTTACTGGCCAGGACTTAAGCACAGTTAGAGATATCGGAAATAGTATTTTAGGCGGTGGAAATACATTAGCCGCGCCGACTTCTGCGTTAAATGTGTACCCAGATGGTCCAGATATTATTACCTTGTGTGCGACTAACATAACATCAGTAACTACTAATTCTATTAACGCACGTATATCATGGACTGAAGCGCAAGCTTAATTGGAGCGATATATGTCATCAAGATCATTTAACCAGCATGTCATTTCAGAAACTGCACCTTCGGGTGCAGCATTGGGCGATGAATGGAATAATCCAGTATCTGGAAAAATATACAAACGAACATTAGTAAATGGCGTAGTTAATTGGTTAGACACTACTAAACTTACAGAATCCAAAATAACCATTTATGATAATAATATAGACCTTTCATTAGCAAATTATTATACCAAAACTATTACTAGCATCACAACATTAACTGTTAGTAATGTTGCAGCAAATGGTGCGGTTTCAAGTTTTATTTTAGATTTATCAAATGGTGGATCATATGCAATTACTTGGTGGAATGGTGTCAAGTGGGCGAGTGGCATTGCCCCGTCATTAACTATTTCTGGAAGAGATATATTAGGGTTTTTTACTTACGATGGTGGATTAGTATGGAATGGGTTAGTATTGGCTAAGGATATTAAATAATGAGTGTTCGCTCAATATTACAATCAGCTGCTGCTAATTCATCACCAATATATGTAGAAGATGTTTTTAGCACATATTTATATACTGGTAATGGCACTACACAAACTATTAGTAATGGCATTGATCTGGCAGGTAAGGGTGGATTGGTTTGGGTTAAACAAAGATCAGGTATTCAAGACCATACAATATTTGATACTGCACGGGGGGTTAATAATTACATTCGATCCAATTCCACTGGCGCACAAAACCCCGGTGGCACGTATACTGACTTGTTAACCGCGTTTAACGCTACTGGATTTTCACTGGGCGCTGATGCGTTAACTGCTGGGTTTGTAAATAATTCCGGCACCTTTGCCTCGTGGACATTCCGCAAGCAACCAAAGTTCTTTGATGTAATTACCTATACAGGAAGCGGTTTAAACAGAGTTGTGTCTCACAATCTTGGTAGTACACCTGGTTGCATCATGGTTAAGCGCACTGATACGACTGGTGACTGGCAGGTTTACCACAACGGTCTGACTTCCGCTGCATATAGTATTCAGCTAAACTTAACCAATGCACAGGCTAGCGCAACCACTGTTTGGAACAGTACAGCACCAACAAGCACACTATTCAGTATTGGTACTGATGCATCAGTTAATGCTGCTGGAGGGACTTATGTTGCATACTTATTCGCACATAATGCAGGTGGGTTTGGAACATATGGTGTTGATAACGTGATTTCATGTGGATCATTCACCGGTTCTAATATAGTCAACCTCGGTTATGAACCACAGTATCTTTTAGTAAAAAATGCATCAACTGCCGGTAACTGGTATGTAATGGATACAATGCGTGGATTTGATAGCACTGGTTATGCATTCGTTGACCCAAATTTAGCACAAGCAGAATTCACAACTGGAACTGGTATTACTATCAATAATGTAGGATTTAATCAAACAGTTGGTGGTACAGATACATATATTTACATAACGATACGTAGACCAATGAAAATCCCGTCAATTGGAACTAGCGTTTTTAGCACCGTGTTATTCACCGGTGACAGTGTGGTTAATAGAATCATTTCATCATTAGGGTTTCCTGCAGATTTTGCATTTTTTCGGACTAGAAATAATGTATCCAATGCTAATTTCATTGCAAGTACTAGAATTATTGGTGGTGCACATTATTTACTATTAAATACAACAACCAGCGATACTAGTTCAACTGCATATGGTGTTCAAAAATTTGGGCAAGATTCAGTTACATTAGGAGCGGTTATTACATACGAACAAAATCAAGCTGCTTTCACATATTTCTTGTATAGTTTCAAACGTGCACCAGGGTTCTTCGATACAGTATATTATACCGGGACCGGCGCAGTGTTAACATTAAATCACAATTTATCTGTCACGCCTGAATTAATTATCACAAAAAGCAGATCCACTACTGGGTCATGGGATGTTTGTCCAACCCAGCTTGGTCTCAATTATTCGCTATTGTTAAATTCATCGTCCCCTGTTGCGACATTAACACCCGCCGGATATTCAGAAGTTACTAATTCATTTTTTACACTAAGTAACTCTGGTGTAGCGGCTATAAACAATAATGCAGTGACATATATATCTTACTTATTTGCATCATGTCCAGGTGTTTCCAAAGTAGGTTCATACAATGGCAACGGCACCTCGCAGACAATTAATTGTGGATTTTCGACTGGGGCTAGATTTATTCTTATAAAAAGCATTATTAATACTGGCGATTGGTATATATGGGATTCTGCACGTGGAATAGTTGCAGCAAATGATCCACATGTTTCGTTAAATACTGCAGTAGCTGAAGTCACTACGGATGATTCAATTGATCCAGATAATTCAGGATTTATAGTCAACCAAGTAGCAGCAACTAATATAAACGTGTTAAACGCATCTTACCTATTTTTGGCGATTGCATAACGGAGAACAATAATGGCATATATAATGCTTGATACAAAAGAAATCATATCACAAGAAGACATAATCAAACGAAACCCAAATACATCATTTC